AACCTATTTGTTGCATAAGCAACACTTCCACTTAGGGTAGCTATAAGCTCATCCCCTGAAAATGGTTCTGGTTTTGAAATTTTTCTTACATTAACAATCATTGGTGACCCTCCATACTTAGATGAAGTATCAGCTCGTTGATTATTTCCCTGTGGTCGAAATCCAGTGTTTCGTCCTCCTCCACGACCTCTCTTTCTTCCTTGAGATTTCTTTGGTCTTTGTTGGTTCTTTGGGCCAATTTTCTTCCCTTTCTTTGGGCCTCGTCCACGTGGCTTTCGTGGATTTCTTGATTGTTTCTTTTGTGGAGTATTGTTACTCATAACAGACCGTTTGTCTGTTATCAGGCTTATTAATCTTTCTTGCGTTTCCTGATAACTTTGAGTGTCTAAAAATAGACTTTTTCTTCCTGTGAACAAAATATAATACATTTCGTCAGTGAAGATTCCACTTTTGGCAATTATCCATCGAGGATCATCTATTAAAACATGATCATACTCTTGGAGTAGCCATTCAATTAATGCTCGGCAAAACTTGCGGAATGGTAAATCTGTCCATCCAATTTGTAGCAAGTTAGTGCAACGTTGTAAAGTTGTTGCAGGTGTAATATGTTTTTGCGGAGCAAAGAGTAGAGATGTCATAAGTTTATCTCGAGAGTATAGCGGCACAGCACAACCCTTAATAAAAACTGTATGAGCAGAAAGAAAATCTAGATCTGCTGCTACTCGGGGTTTCAAAGAATCAGTTGTTGTCGTGATTCCTAATGTCTTCCAGGTTTCAATTACAGAAACTCCATTGAAAAAGACATGACTTTCATCTGAAACTGTCCAAGTATTATCATCTCCTAACAAAGCTTTGGCAGTGTGATCATTAAAATCGTGGTATGTATTGTATTCCACTGGAGCATTCATGATCCATGCGTAGGCTAGCATAGTATGTAAAATAAGAGTATTATCAGTGACTGTATTCACACATCCTGATGGCATTCCCAACTTCTTCATCACCATAATTCCTTCTGGAGTAATTACCAGAGTACTAATAATATTTCTATAATAAGTGATTAAACGTTGAAAATTTTCAGGTGTTTTAAATTCGGGTGCATAAAATTTCCATCTTAATGAGGC